GCAGATAACAATAGTGCTTTACAGAATAAGTATTTCGCTTTAAGTATGCAGTCAATAGATTTAACAACTCAACTAACAAAAGCTTATAAAAGAAGATGGGAATTAATCTTCAATAGAATTAATCTAAAAAAAGGAACTAACTTCGACTTTAGAGATATAGCAATCACAATTCCTAAAAATCTACCACAAAATAATGACGATGTCGTTAATACATGGATGAGATTAAGAGGTCTAATTAGTGATAGTACAATTATTGATAATTTACCATTTGATTTAGACCCAATTAGTGAGCAAAACAAAATTCAAGAACAAAATGAGCAAGAATTTGAAACTCAAATGACACAAGCACAAGCATTTAATGATTTTACAAATCAAGGAGAAAGTAGTATAATAGAACAAAAAGGAGGAAATGACAATGAATAGAGATAGCTATGATACAGCAGAAAGACAAAGATATAACCACGACTATTACGAAGCTCATAAAAGATTAAAAGGAAGAAATAATAGAGCAATAGCAAGAGAAATGGCTAGTATGAATGATAAAGTAAAGCACATCTACAGAAAAGATGAAGGCGAAGAAACATCAGCTGACGGAGCTTTACATATAGGTTCAAGAAAGAGAGACCCAAACGATGGTGGAGGTTCAGACTTCCAAACAAAAGACGGAACAAAATACAGATACGTTGGTGGAAGATGGGTAATCGATAGAAAGAGTTTAGCAAAAACACATTTCAAATGGGCAAAAGATATAATTGAAAAGAGAAGAAAAGAGGGGTATGATGATTAAAGATTATTATTCTACAAGCGAAAGAAAGCAATATAACCACGATTATTACGAGGCACATAAACAATTAAAAGGAAGAAAAACTCCTAAACAAATGGCAAAAGAAATAGACCTATTGAATTCACAAATCAAGGGAGTATTAACTGGTAAAAGTAAAGATATACGACCATTGCAGAAAGCTGGCTATGAAGTAAAATTCGATAACGAAGCTTATAAAACTATTGGAAAAAAATATTTTGGAAAGCACGTTGAAATATCAAATAAAGCAACAAATAGAACTTTGTATTCTGCTTATGGTAGTAGCAATGAAGATAATAATTATATAAGTGGAGTAAAGAAGTCAGCAGGACTTGCTGAAAGTAAATCGACCAGTATAACAAATAATAGATATAGTCATAAAGATATAAGTGACAAATTTGATTATCAAAATTATTTAAATAAACCAGATAATCAAGGTGGCGACACAATCAACGATGAATTCAAGCAATATAAAGAAGATTTAAGATATATAAAAGGTCACAAAAGTGAAGAGAAATTGATAAAAGAAGCACGTGAAAGAGCTAACAGAGTAGAATATAGAGTAGATAGTTCAAAAAGAAAATATGAAGCTCTACATAACCCTGAAAGTATTGCCAGAGGGAAAGAAATAGCAAAACAAAATCAATTAGGTGCAGATTTATATAGCAAGATGGAGAAATTCAAAAAACAGAAATCAACTAGCATTGGCTCTGAAAAAATGAGAAGTACAAATAAACAAGTCACAGATAAAATTCAACAACATATCAGAGATTATTATGAAAACGATGAAGATTTAATTCACGATATGGAAAGTGCTTCACTACCTGGAGATACAAGTTGGAAAAAAGGCGAAAGATTAGTTGAAGGTGGAACTTTCTTAATCTACAATGGTGATATGAGCGACAAGCTTAACGAATGGGGTCTTAACCCACAAAATAAAAAGTATGATAGTCAAAAGAGTTATAATACTTATAAAAGTTTAATGGGCAGAGAGTTAGCTAAAATTTATGATAAAGTAAAAAATAAGAAAGCGTAAAAACTTTCTTTTTTTATGGTATAATAAATATAGGTGATAACTATATGAGCAACGAAGTAATGAAAAGAAAATGGAGCAAATCAGATAAAGAACTCCAAGAATTATTAAAAAAAATAAAAAGAATAAGTTATGTAATGCGAGATAAAATACAATATGTCTTAAATGATTATGATATGCCACACGAAGAATTATTTATGTATGCTTCAGAACAACGAAAGAACAGATTTAATAGAATTATACAAGAATATGAGAAAAACGCCTCTGTGGGTCTAAAAATACGTAATTTAGTAAAGAGAAAGAAAGTTAAAAACTATGAGTTATTAGAAGCATTAATAATCTTATATAATTTAGAAAGAAACCAAAAACTTATGGGAGAACTTTCTAACACATTAAAAAAAAATACATCCATAGCTTATGATAATGCAATAGAAGAATGCAAGGAAATACAGAAATCAAGAAAGAAAAAATTCAGATTAAAAGAAGATTGGTTATACGAGTTATTGATATTACCTTCCTATAACGGAATGATATGGATGCAGTATATGGAAAGTTTAGCTTACTACTATGCAAATGAAATATTTAAAAGAAGCATAGTAGACATTCAACAAGGAATAAAACCAAATGTTGATAATGCTGATTTAAAAGCAGAATTTGAAAGGCAAGATAATGCATTACTAAAAAGAAAGATGTTAGGAACAGAAGATGTCCCAGAATATATGGACAAGTATTCTGGAAGCATAGACGCATTAAATACTTATTGTATGAATAAAGCAATGCTAGAAGCTTATATAAATTATGGAATAAAGGAAGTTAAATTTGTAGCAGAAGAAGATGAAAAGACAACAAAGATGTGTAAATCATTAGATGGGCAAATATTCAAAATAGATGGTATTAATGAGTATGTAAGATATTCTGCAATGGACGAAGGAATAGTAAATTATACAACAGACGGCTTGCAAGTAGGAGCTAACCTTCCTCCAATCAGTAATCATTTCCACTGGTGCAGGTCAACTATAATACCAATTAGAAATACAAAATAAAAAGAACTTAATGTTCTTTTTTTTCTATCTTTGAAATTTTAAAGTTATTTTAATAAAAAATGCAAATTGACGTTTTTGACAAGAATTCAACGTAGATGTATAATTAAAACGTAATAAAACCATAAAGGAAAAGAACACGATGGGCATAAGAACATTGTGGGCTAGAGGAGGAAATACAATGGAAAAATTACAATTGAATATTCAGTTATTCGCCGATGAAACAGAACCAACAGAACCAACTACACAAGAACCAGAAGAAAAGCAATTATCTTTCGATGATATTTTAGGTTCAAATAAAGATTATCAAAGTGAATTTGATAGAAGAATATCTAAAGCATTAGATACAGCTAAAGAAAAATGGGTAGCTGATTATAGTGCAAAATTAGAGCAAGAAAAAACCGAAGCTGAAAAATTAGCAAAAATGAATGCAGAACAAAAACTGAATTACGAATTAAAAAAAACAAGAGAAGAATTAGCACAAAAGAATTCTGAATTAAATTCTATTACTTTATACAAGCAAGCAAGTCAAATTGCTTTAGAAAAAGACTTACCTGTCGAATATTTAGATTTAATAGATTTTGGAAAACAAAGTGCAGAAACGATTAATTCGTCAATCGACAAATTAGTTGAAATCAGAAACAAAGATATGGAAAAATATTTAAATGGAGCATTAAAAGAAAAACAACCATATCAGAGAAAACAAGAAAGACAAGAATTAGACCCATTTTTAGTGGGCTTCAATAGTTATTTTGAATAAGGAGGAAAGATATTATGGCAATTAATTTAGCAAGTAAATTTAGTCCAGTAGTAGATGAAAGATTTGAAGTTGAAAGTAAAACATCTTTAATCACTAATAAAGACTATGATTTTATTGGAGTAAAATCAATAAAAATATATTCAGTTGGAACAGCAGAAATGAATGATTATGGTAGAAATACCAACATTGGTAATGAAGAAGGAGCTGTGTTCTCAAGATATGGTTTAATTAAAGATTTATCAACAGAAGTACAAGAAGTACAAATGGAAAAAGACCGCTCATTTACATTTGTTATTGATAAAATGGATGAAGATGAAACTTTAGGAGCTTTAAATGCTGGTAGTGCATTAGCAAGACAATTAAGAGAAGTCGTTATTCCAGAAGTTGATAAATACACTTATGCTAAAGTATCAGCTAACGCAGGACATACTGAAACTGAAACTATCACAAAAGACAACGCTTACGATGCAATCGTAGCTGGTAATGAATTTATGGATGAAGCAAAAGTACCAACAGAAGGACGTGTAGTTATTGCAACACCTAAATTCTATAATTTATTAAAGAAAGACAAAACAGCAGTTCTTGAAACTGAAATTGGTCAAGATATGAGAATTAAAGGAGTAGTAGCTAATATGGACGGCAACGTTATTCAAAAAGTTGTTAGTTCACTATTACCAGAAGGAACAAACTTCATTATGGCACACAAAATTGCTACAACTCAAGCTATTAAATTAGCAGAATATAAAACTCATACAGACGCAGTAGGAGTTAGTGGTTCTTTAGTTGAAGGACGTATCTACTACACAGCATTTGTTAGAAACAATAAGAAAAATGCTATTTACGTAAGTTCAAGTGCAGTATCTGAATAGGAGGTTTACATCTATGAAATTAAAGAAAGATGAAGCAATTCGTATAATATCGGACGCTGAAACAATCAAAATATTTCAAGAAAATGGCTGGGAAGAAGTAAAACCAGAAAAACCTTCAAGAAATAAAAAAACTGAAGAAGAATAGAAAAGGAGGCGATACTTATGTTTGACGCAATTAAAAGAGATTTAGCTGAAAACTTTAGAGGAGACGATAAAGTGCTGTTAGATTTAATTGATGAAGTTGAAAGTATCGCTTTATCTATATCTAACAACAGAATAGAAGTATTAAAACCATATATAAAAAAATGTGTAATTGCCGAGTACCTAGCAAGAGGTGGTGAAGGACTTAAAAGTCTTTCTGAAGGAGGCAAATCTTCAAGCTTTGAAGATAACATCAATACAATGCGAGATAATATCATAAAGAACCATTTAAGGGTAATGAAATAATGCTATTAAGATATTTAAGAACGTACAACTTATATAAAATTAATAAAAAGAAACAATTAAATGGAAGCACGATTGATGAATACGAAATGCTAGGAGCATACCAAGTGCAAAAACAAGACTTAACTACAGATGAAGTAGCGACGAGTATATATGGGGCAGACATAAATAGTATTTATAGAATATCGTCTGTTTTAGGAGATTTAGAAGAATTTTTACTTCCTAAAGTATCAAACAAAGATGATAATATCAGTAAATATTTAATCGGCAATGAATTAGCAATGTATAGAATAAAGTCGGTTAGTGAAGACAAGGTAGACATCCAACGAATATGAAAAAATTACGAATGATGTCTTATGACATTTCAAGAAAATTAAGTAATATTCCAAAAAGTATAGAGCAAGCAGTTGATACAACAGCAAACGAAATACTGGAAGAAGTCGTAGCAAATGCAAACTATAAAAATGGTGACTTTGTGGCAAGTATATACAAAGAACCTACAACTAATAACGGAGAAAAAGTTGCTTCATTTATAGGAAGTAATTTGACCGTTAGTTCAAGTTCTGGGAATGTTTATAATTTAGGTTATTTGCTAGAAAATGGTACGAGAGCACACGAAATATACCCAGTTAACAAAAACTATTTAGCGTTCCAAGTTAACGGAGAATGGGTATTTACAAAGCACGTATCACATCCTGGGACACAACCATATTTATTCTATTATAATGCATTGCATAGTGCTACCCCAAGACTGGGTATGCGAATATCAAAGGCTATAAAGGAGGAATTAAATAAGTGAGAGAATTTGTCCAACAAAAATTGGAAGAAATACAAGACATTGAAATAACTCCTATTATGTCAGATGATATTATAGAAGAAGGAAAAACATATTTTAGTTTTTATTTGACGGAAAACAATTTAGATACCGATTTAGATAAGAACAGCACTAAACAAGTAAACATAGTAGGTTTTCTAAAAAGAAAAGAATTATCTTCTGAAAATACTTTATCAATAATAGATAGAAGTAGAGAAAGATTAAATACTAAATTTAAAGAAATGAATACTATAATTACTTATCAAGATATGCCTACAATAGACGGCATAATAAAAGTGAAAATAAATGGTTATGTTAAATATAATGAGTTAACATATAGATTAGATTAAAAAGGAGGACATATATGGAACAAGACATTTCTTATAGTTTAGGTAATGGGACAAAATTAGGCTATTCGTCAACTAGTGACGGAGAAAAAACTTACCTAAAAGGAATTAAATCAATTCCAGCAATTGGTGGAACTCCAGATGAAGTTGATACAGATAGTTTAGATAATCTAAAATATCATACAACACAAGATGGTTTACAACCAGCAATTAAAATGGAAATTCCATTTAATATGGAAGACCCAACAGCTGAAGCAAATATCAAATTAGTTTATGATTTAGCAGAAGCAGGAACTCCATATTATTGGTCAGTTGAATATACTAACGGAATTAAGGTTCAATTCAGAAGTAAAGTTAGATATTCAATTAATGAAACAAATTCAAATGAATTATTAGGCTTCACAATGTACTTGAGTGCGATTGGAGAACCAGAAACAACTATTCCAACAGGAGAATAGAAGTAAAGGTAGGTGAAAAAAA